AGTGTCGATATTGAAACTATAAGCCGGCTTATTATTCTCAGATTTACGTGTAATTAGGGGGCACAGAATAAAAAGTACCACGAAGCATTAAAGAGTGGCTGCGCTGAAACGCCCTATCCATCGGCTTTTTAGAAGATTCGGACGAATCATCCTATTAAAAACAAAAAGTGACATTATGTTGCATTTGGGTGACATTCCACCCCTTATAAGAGCTCAATAATACCTCAATTAAGACATTACCACTCATTTACCCTTAAAATGCCCTAGAATAGCCTGTAAAGCGGTTTTAAATAACAAAAAACCATCTAAAGGATGTCCAATTTTGCGGACTCCCTTTATCGATCTATAATTGTTAATAAAACTGTTAAAAAGTGGAATGGGTATGCAAATGGGTATGCAATGGGTATGCAGCATTAAAAACAAAATGTTCCCAATGGGTATGCAATGGGTATGCAAATTACCCGTTTTTTTTTATTGAGTTTTGATATATAATACATAAAAATATATCGAGATTACAGGAAAATAGTGTGAGTTTACCCCTTTAATACATGTAGAATTATAGCGTATTTTATTTAATATGCTGATTATTAGTAATTTATATACAAAATACTTATATTTGCATAGATTCAAGCTGCAAATTATGTGTTGGTGTGTGTGAAATAGACGCGTCGGAGTGCTCCTGGTTTCATTACCGGGGGCACTTTTAAAACAGTGAATCTAGCCAATTCGTTATATAAGTATCAGGATATGGGCTTTAGTCTATTTTTTTAAGGTGATAAGATTGTTGTTCGCGTGAGGCTGCCCGATTTTCTGTATAGATTTGAGGCAGCCTCCATTTTTTAAGTGGATATAAAAACTAATAAGCTCCCCTAATAATGGAACTGAAATTTTGAACAAAAAAATCAATCAATTATGGCAAAAGCTAAAGAAAATCTCAATTATCTAGAGGAATTAGTTGCACAATTAGGACATAATGGTGCCGCAGAAAGATTATCTACATGGGTTTCAGACATCTGTAAAGCTGCTCCAGCCTCTAAGGATGTAGATGAAGTTGTTAACTTCCTTATTCTTCTCAAGAGAGATGTGTTAGATGGGAAAATGGACGTTTAAAAACAATGGGATGGTATAACTTGCCATCCCATTGTTCTTTTAACATTGATTATCACTCAATTATTATCTTTATTTTATGGTCGGGACATCTGTTTGCGCAGAAGAACCTGATATACGCAATGAGCTCCGCTTTTTTTGGGCAGTTTCTGCATGGGAGCTGGAGTTTGTTGTTAGGGATTCCTGCTGTTTTTCTAATTGAGCAAGTTTAGTTTCTAATTCTTTTATTCTTTTTTCTTTTTCCACAAGAATTTTCTCTTGTAGTTTCTTGTAATCTTCATACATATTATATACATACGTAGCATCAGTTGTATTAGGTGTAACAGTGTTTTCATGTTTTTGCTCATCTTTTAGCATAGAGCCACGCCCTGTTATTAACCAATCAACATTGATTTCAAACTTGTTTGATATGTCGTATATTATATCATAAGAAGGTTTGGCCTTTTTGTCTCTGAAAAGCCGAGATATTTTTTCGGAACTATTGTATCCTAATTCTTTTGATAATGAGAGGCTATTCAATGATTTATATTGCATAAAAGCCTTAATTCTATCCACTATGTTATTGTTCATAAAAGTTAAATTTCATACATGTTTGAAAAAATAATATCTATTTTCTTGCAGTATTTCAAATAAGTTTGTAATATTGCAGTGGGTTTAATATAAACCGCGCCAAATATAGCAATTTTAATCCAATAAATATTGAATATGGGACAAGTAATTAAGTTAGGCGCACAAGGCAAGAAGGAACTTGCTATCGCCTTTAAAGTAACAATGGCCTATGTCGGACAGGTGTTGTCTGGTCAGAAAAAGGGTGGTAAAGCTCCGGCAATCTGGGAAGCCGCCAAGAAACGGAACGACAGTAAGCTGTACAATGTTGACGAAATCGTCAAGCATGAAACAGTCAAAATCCTCGACAACAAGGGTAATGTGAAAGCGGAACGTATTAATTAATAATTGTATTATTATGAAAACATCGAACAACAACCAGCAGACAACAGGTCTGCAATTCTTCTCCGATAAGAATAGCAATGCCAATATCAGAATGCTGATAATTGACGAAAGCCCGTGGTTTGTAGGCAGGGATATTGCACTTTCGTTAGGGTATTCCAATCCTGTATCAGCAATTACGCAACACGTTGATAATGAGGATAGCGCGAAATACGCTATCCCTGATAATCAGGGATTTATGCAAACCACGACAGTTATCAATGAAAGCGGCATGTACGCCCTTATTTTCGGATCCAAGCTGCCGACGGCTAAAGCATTCAAAAGATGGGTAACTAACGAGGTTCTCCCCTCCATCCGCCGTACCGGCGGCTACTCCGTTCGTCCGGCACAGCGTCCGACACTTCCCGCACCCAAGTACCGTCCGGACTTCATCGAATGGAAACAGGCTGTGTGCCGTTATCTCAATCGGAATGATCTGAAAACGGTCGCCACCAACATGAAAGTCACCTACTCCCATGTATGCAAGGTGTATTCCGGCAACACAATGAGCCGCCGTATAGCCGACAGACTGACGAAGCTAGCTATCTCCCACAAGAACAAAGGCATCATATATCCCGAACCTGTTCCGGTATACAGACAACTGCTGATAGAATGGGAGGAACAGGGATGATTACTTATACGATGGGTATCAACCTTGAATACCTGAGGATCGTGATAACGATCTGGCGTGAATACGGGATGCTCTGCCCGATCATCATTCCCAAGGACCAGGACGCCGAAGGGGCGGTGATGGTGAAGATAGGACCGACAACCGACATGAAGGTCGCGGAAATGGTCGACAAGATATGGGACATAGCCGGAGCGAAGCGTCTGGTCAAGGAAATCGAAAAATAAGAGAATATGAATGATAGAATATCAGACTTACCGTTAACCACTACCCCGGTGGGGTTTGGTTATAATAATATGGATATGTTTAGAAACTCATTAGGGGAGCTCCAGATCCGACAGGCAGTGCCGCCGCTTGGCCTTGACGGGACAATTTTTTTAAAAGGTGAAATAACACATGACGCCGGAGAGGTCCGGATGATCAGAAAACATAAACTGATAAAAATTGAAAGATTATGAAGAAACTGACAGCAATTTTGAAAGGCTGCAACCTTGTGGACAAGTTGTTCAGCCTGCGCGAGAAAGAGATCAACCGTAAGATCGAGGGAGCTAAGGACGACTGCGAGAGACGCAAGGCCGAGGCGGAGATCAAGTATGAGAATTATTGCAAGGAACTGGGTGAGAAAGATGTAGACTACCGGCGCATCATCAACGGAATGCTTGAATGCAAGCAGGAGATAATGGACGCCGACGAAACGCTCAAGGTGATTGCGGAGGTGGAAGCGGACCTTCAGTCCGAGGCCGAGCTGGAAGAAGAGAAAGAAAAATAGCTCATACAACCGGTAATAGATTGAATTTTAGTTAGACATTCCGTCCCGGTCCGTGACGGATAGGGACGGAGATTTAAAAACAATTTTATAAACCAAATAAACGATGAAAAAGAAAAAAGCTATAAGAACACTGATCGAAATTGATGAAGTGTTCCAGAATGTAGAGCCCGGACATTTTTTCGTAGTAAGAATCTTCGGCATTCCGATAGCACGGTTCAACCAGATGGCACGGAATGTCGAAGAAGATGAGGAAGACGGAGATTAATGTTTATCTAGCAGTATAGGAGCGAATTTATGAGTTTGAAGAATCCCCCCTTTGGACAGCCATATACATTCGACTTCCTGAATGTCAGGATATTCACCGGTAACACTTTTAACAGTCATTCTGAACCGGTCTTTAGCGTATTTGTCTTCGCTTTTGAGATATACCACATCTCCTACTTCAAATTTAACAGGCTTTACTTTAGGCATGATATATAAATTTTAATTACACAGCTACAAATGTAGCAAAACTGCTCCGGTCTGCGACGGATAGGAGCAGAAATTTAAAAACAATTTTATAAACCCTTAAAAATGATTCGTAATGAAAACATTCAGAATAATCCATATAGCGGCCGCTGTCATCGGCCTTGTGGTAGTGCTCAGACTGGCGGACAACCTCCGTTCCACCTTCAACGAGAACCTTGCCGCTTCGGTCCTTGCAGTCGTATGCTGCCTTTCCCTTATCGGACAAAGGTATTACAGGGAGGAGAAGTAGGACCGCGGTCAGGGAGCCGGAAGGCGGCCCTCGTTTCCGGTCCGACGCCGGAAACCGCACAAGGTTAAACAATAAAACGGTTGATATGGCTGTAATCTATAATGACAAGGTATGTATCTACGCCAACGAGCTGATCATGTATGATCCGAAACGTAAGGTGGGCTCCGAGAAGGGCTTCCTCCCGATAGGAACATACAAAGGGAAAGTTTCTAGAAAGCAGATTGCTATTGCTCGTCGTGCCAGCCTCAGACGTCCCGCCCTGGTGGAGTTCGACTCGCTGGAAGTATACATACAGCAATTATACATCAAATATTACGGTGATCCCCATGAGGATGTCGAACGTGCCGCCACCAGTCCGCTTGAGAGGGCTGTAGGGTACAACGAGGCCGCCTACTCCTTCTTCACCACCTACAAGGACGGTGCGGGAAAGCCGCTCAGACCGGAGAAGGTCACGCTCTATACGCTCCAGGCACGTGTCCTGGATGCAGTCATCCGGCTGCGCGACAGCAATGCGGAATGCGGTTTCGGACGTGGCGGATCCCGTTTCAACGTATGGGACAGGCTGAGTGAGATGGTGAACGACCTGCTGAAGGTGCGGGACAGCAAAGGCAACACCCGCTATCCCCACAAACTTCCTTCGACGGGAAAGACGCTCAAACGTAAGGTGGACCAGTATGAGGCGGAAGGCTTCATCGCTTTGGTGCACAAGAACAAGGGCAACACGTCCGCCGCCCTGATACGGGACGAGGAGGACGAGGCGATCATGCACAAGCTGCTTTCCCAGCACATGAATTTGAACAACGCACAGATAATGGAACAGTACAACAAGATAGCCTCCATATTGGGGAAACCGGAAATCAAGAGCCCTGTCACGGTGGACAGGTACCGGAAGATGATGGAATCCACCACCCTGGGGCACCAGCGCGGAACCACTGTCCTGAGGAACTCCCTTGAGATGCAGCACAAGCGTGAGGCTCCGAAGACCGCCATGACCTACTGGACACTGGACGGATGGGACGTGGAACTGGTCTACCAGAAGAGGCAGCCGGTGGACAAAAAGGTGGACGGCGAGACAAGGACTTACAAGAAGACCACCTACCACAACCGCAAGACCATCGTGGTGGTGCTGGACGCCTGCGGCAAGTACCCGATAGGATACGCCGTTGGCGACCATGAGAGCCCGGCGCTGATACGCGAGGCGCTGCGCAACGCCATCAGGCACGCCCGGGAACTGTTCGGTGCACGGTACAAGCCGTTGCAGCTGCAGAGCGACAACTACCAGAAGGGGGTGATGGTTCCGTTCTATGAGGCGATGACGGTGCACTACATCCCCGCCGCGCTCCACAACGCCAAGGCCAAGATCATCGAGCCGTACTTCAATTATCTGAACAAGACGTACTACCAGCTGGAGAAGAACTGGAGCGGTGTGAACATCAACAGCAGGCGCGGATCCCAGCCCAATATAGAGATCCTGAACAAGAACCGCCACCTGATCCCCGACGAGGAGGGCGTGCTGGCGCAGATACACGGCATCATGCAAAGGGAGCGGGCCAAGAAGCTGGAGGCGTACATGGCCGCATGGGAACGCACCCCCATGGAACGCCGGATGCCGTTCTGTGACGAGGAATACCTGTTTCTTATGGGCGACACGACGGGGCGCACCAACCGGCTCACCGGCAAGGGCCTGCTGATCGAGCTCTTCGGGGAGAGGATCAATTACGAGAGTTTCGACATGGAGCTGCGCAACCATTTCCACGAGGACTGGTCCGTGCACTACGATCCCGACGATCTGTCGCAGGTGCTCATCGTCAATGCAGAATCCACCAAAGGGCACCGGCTGGCAAAGGAGACCGGGGACCTGAAATTCCTCCTGCAACGTGACATGAAGACACCGATGGCCCTGATCGACCAGAAACCCGAACATTTCGAGCACCGCAGGAAGGTGGACGAGTTCAACCGGCAGTTCGAGCGGCGGTATGTGGCCAGACAGGAGCAGGTGGATGAGGTGATAACCGCCATGCAGGAGCGGAATCCGCTTCTGAAGAGCAACAGCCTGCTGGACCGCGCCCTGCTCACCGACAGCCGGGGACGGCACAAGGACCGCAAGTATGAGGCGCGTGGCCAGACGGTGGAGGATGTGGATTTTGAAGAGATTGCGCCCGGACCTCTCAGGGTTCCGTCCCCTCTTGCGGATGACGATTACGAATGGGACGACGCCGACATGAATTTTTCAAGATGATTTAATAACACTTAAAAACAGCATAATTATGGATAAGGAAGCATTGAAACAGTACATAGAGAATTTGATAGCCCGTGGTTCAAAACCTTCAGAACTGGCCCGTCGCTGCGGCGTGTCCGATGCGGCGATGTCCCAGTTCCGCTCCGGCAAGTACGGCGCGAATGACGACAACCTGGCGGTCAGGATCGCCACAGGCCTTTATTTCTATGAGAATTCCCGCAATGTGGTTGATACCGTAACCTCTTACCGGCAGGTGAAGCGGGCGTTCGAGGTTGCCAGGGGAAAGAGCAAATGGGTATGTATCAGCAGTCGCAGCGGAAGCGGAAAGACACAGTCTCTGATCGACCTGTACAATCTGTGCGGTGACAAGGGGGTTGTATATATCAAGTGCCGCAAATGGAGCAGCCGCAAGTTCCTTACCAAACTGGCACAGGCCATGGGAGAGAATGTGACGCGCTATATGGATAATGACAACCTGCTGGACCTGTGCATCGCGCACATGAATTCCCTGTCCTCCTATAAGCCCGTCCTGCTGATAGATGATGCCGGCAAGCTCACGCATTCGGCCATGTGCACGCTTATTCCCCTGTATGATGACACGCTGGGGCGCATGGGGTGCCTGGTGGCCGGCACGGAGACTCTGGAGCGCAATATCAGGCGGTATGTGGGACGTATCGAAGGGTATGACGAGATAGACGGGCGTTTCGGCCGCAATTACATCACCCTTCTGGGCGCTACCAAAAAGGATGTCATCGCCATCTGTATGGCCAACGGCGTGCAGGACAGGGAGACGGCGGAAGAGATATGGGGAAAACTTCCCAAGGTCAAGAAGCAGCCGCGTGAGGACGATCCCCGCCAGGTATTGTTCGCCGATGACCTGCGCGAGCTTTCGGGAATGATAGACAATGTGGTAATCAGACAGGAAATCAGTAACGGAGGAGCAGGCTTATGATCAGGTCATTGTCGTTTGACAACATATTGAACAAAAAATACGAATACATCCCCTTTTCCAAGGATTTCATGGATGCCTTTGGAAAGAGGCAGAAATCCGGGGCGTGGATCGTATACGGCAAGTCCGGACAGGGAAAGACCTCCTTCACCTTCCAGTTGGCCAGGGAGTTTGACCGTATCGGCTACAAGGTGCTGTTCATTTCCCTTGAGATGGGTGTCGAGTCCGATTTCAGGGACTCCCTGCTCGGATTCATGAATTCGTCAAGGAGCGGGATGCTGTTCTGGGACGAGGTCCCCACTTTTGATGAGTTTGACGAATTTCTCGGGAAACAGAGATCCCCGGACGTGGTCATCATCGACTCCCTGCAGAGTCTTGAAGGCGAGATGGACGTCACCGCCAAACAGCTGGTCGAGCTCAGGAAGAAATACAGGAAGAAGATATTCGTATACATCTCCCATGTGGAGGGGAAGGAGGTGCAGGGGACGGTGGCCTACAGAGTCAAGAGGGACTGCTTCTCCCGCATAGAGGTGAACGGGTTCTGCGCCCGGTACATGAGCCGTGGTGTTCCCGGTCCGAAAGGATTCTATGTGGTCTGGAAGGAGGGCTATGAGAGATGCTGGCTCAGGAACAGTGACGAACCATTTAACAGCAATAGCAATGAACAAGACAATTGAATTACCCGCGACAAATGCCCAGAAGCGGTGCATACACCGCCTCAGACGGCAGTTCGGGCTGGACGAGGATGAATACAGGCATCTTGTCCGGCAGTTCAGCGGCGGACGGACAACAACGTCCGCGGAGTTGTACAAAAGCGAGGCCGCAAGGCTGATCGGGACGCTGCTCGATCCCGACAGGAGAAAGGATCCGGAAAGACGGGAGAAGCTGGCGCTGGTCAAGGCCATTTACGCCGTGTCGATGGATATCGGTTTTCTCAACAGGAGCTACCGAAGCGACAATCCCGTGGAGGTCGAGATGAACAAGGCGAAGATCACCTCCTTCCTGAAGAGCCACGGAGGATGCAGGAAGCCGGTGTCAAGCCAGAACCTGGAGGAACTGAAGGCCACACTGAAACAGCTGAAGGCCATAAGACGGAAGGAGGTATGAGAATAAAGCACCTTGTGTATGCGATATCCGCCCTCTCGGCTTTCGCGGGCATGATAGTTAATGATGACTTCCGGGCGAAAACATGGTCACTGAACGCCATGTTATGGATTCTGGTAGCATGGATAAACGATAATAACAATAACAATGATAACAATGGAAAAGACGAAATTCGAAAAGGAATGTGCTGACATGTGTGCCGATTGCCACGCCAAAGGGCTGGACATCTGCCGGGAGGACGCGGACACCGTGCAGCCGATGTTCGCCCGGTGCGGGCTGTGCGGGAAGGTGTTCTGTGAATACAACAACCACATGACCGTGAACCATCTCTGCTGGGAATGCCAGACGGCCATAGAACAGAACGTTGACTGCAACGAGGAGATAATCGACCCTGATTTATTCAGGAATTTATTCACTAATAAATAAGAACAGATATGGATATCAAGAATTTATCTGAAAAGGAACGTGAGGCCCTGCTAAGCAAGCTGCAGGCCGAAAAGAAAAGAAAGGACGGGGACCGAAAGAAGAACTACCAGAAGCTGCGTGCCAGATTCCTCGCCTCTGTGGAGAGGAAGCTCCGCAAGTATATCAAGGACGGCCAGGAGTTCAAGGAATGGCTCCGTAAGGAGGCCACCGCCTACTATGACCAGCTGAAGGAGTACGGCGGCCTGAAACGTGACGAGCAGCTCGGGTTCGAGGTGAAGAATGACACTTTCAAGGTCTCCGTCAAGGGGAACCGGGTCAAAGGCTTCGACGAGAGGGCAGACGTGGCAGAGAAGCGCCTTGTGGACTACCTGAACGCATGGATCGGCAAGAAGGGCGATGACGGGCGCAACCCCATGTACAAGCTGGCCATGTCGCTGCTCCAGCGCAACGAGGCCGGGGATCTTGACTACAAGTCCATCTCCCGCCTGTACGAGCTCGAGGATGACTTCAACGACCCCGAATATTCGGAAATCATGCAGCTCTTCCGTGAGAGCAACGTGGTGGAAGGCACGGTGATCCGCTTCTACTTCGAGGAGAAGGACGGAAATAATCAATGGAAAAGAATAGAACCCTCATTTAACAAGATGTAAGTTATGATGCACAATTGGTTTGAATGTTCCATCCGCTACGAGAAGGTGGCGGAGAACGGTATGAACAGGAAAGTAACGGAAGCCTATCTGGTCGATGCGCTCAGCTTCACGGAAGCGGAAGCCCGTATTATTGAAGAAATGAACCCGTATATCAACGGTGTATTTACTGTTTCGGGCGTCAAACGCGCCGGTTACAGCGAACTGTTCCCCTCTGAGGAAGATGCGGCCGACCGCTGGTTCAAGTGTAAGCTGTTCTTTATCACGCTGGACGAAAAAAGCGGAGCGGAGAAAAAGACCCCCACTACCGTACTGGTACAGGCTTCCGACCTTCGCGATGCCGTAAAGAAGCTGGACGAGGGGATGAAGGGCACGCAGGCGGACTATGTCATCGGCTCGGTGGCCGAGACCGCCATTATGGATGTCTATCCCTACACTGCTGATGTGAAACCTGAATTCTCCGGCGATGATAAGAAGGAAGTTTGACCATCCCCATGTAGTCCTGTGCCGCACATGCTGCGGCCGGGGCTTTCTTGAGAACCTGGACGAGCTGACGGACACCGTAAGTACCGTTACCTGTCCCGGCTGCGAAGGGAGCGGACGTGTGGTCGTATCCTCCGTTACCCTTACCACCGTGGAGCCTTATGATCCCGAATCCCCAAATCTCGCGCTGTATGGAAAAGGACGGAATGAATGAGTATCTGCTGAAAAATTTGGAGAGGGCCAAATCCGCAATGGAGGAGATACTGGATGAACCAAGACTCCGGTGCCGGGAGGGCTGGCATAAGCGTGACAGGGCGTTCCGTCCGCAGAGTTTCAGGAAAAGAACCACCTGGCACCGCATAAGGAGCCGATGCTTTTAAAACAGATTTAAGAACCTTTTAAACGACAATCTTATGAACCTGAGAAAAGACAACAAGGAAAAGAAACCGATGCAGCTTATACTGGACGAGATCTCCGGAATGACGGGCGTCTCCCAGGAGATGATCCTGTCCCGGATGATATCCAGGAACATATCCGATTCAAGGATGCTGTTCTGCTATATGGCGTATGAGGAAGGGTATCTGTTCCGTGAGATAGCCTCCTTCCTGAAGATATCCAGATGCAGGGCGACAACCGCGTATTATGATGTGAGACTGAGAAAGGAAAAGTTCCGCCCGATCATTGCAAGGCTGGCCGGATGCGGAACACCGGACTTTCCGCCAATGGAGAAGGAACATCAACCGGGAAAAAAACAAATGGACATCCTATGAGAACAACAGATAAAAACAAACGGTATCCCATTCCGGAATTCCACTATGAGATAAGCAGGAATGGTGAATTATGGAACACCAACACCGGAAGACTGATAAGACCCGGTTCGGACGGACGTTACTTACTAAGAAAACAGAAGCGTATGTATCGGTTTACTTATGGCAGGCTTCTGTATGCGGCTGAACATGGGATATGTCCTGATTCCATAAAAGGGATAGTCATTATGACGGAAGATAACAAACCGGTTCTGACGACACGCGGGGATTATTGCAAGAAAGTCATAATACCTTTCAGACACGGTTCTTCCCAAAGAGATCTGGTCCAACGCTATCGCGAGGATGTCCGTATAGCCGAAGTCATGATAGGTTTTTATGAAGAAGGTAATATGGAGGATATGGTGTCCGTTTTTACCATTTACGAATCAAAGGTCAAAGGCTATATGTATTCAGGAGGATTCACCAGCAGCCAGGATGTTATAAAGGAAGCGTGGCAAAGTATCATCACCCGTGTAATATCAGGTGTGTGTAAAAAGAAACTGTTCACAATTAATCCTTACAATTATCTCCGCCGGTGTGTACGCAGCTATTTCAGTGAAAGGAAAAGGGAGCGTATGGTATTGGTCGGGACACCGGAAAGGAGAAAAGGGCAAATGACCTATGATGAGATTATGGAAGCATTATAATTCAAAACGGAATGGAAATGAAGCAAAGTAAATTGACTCACGGCTCCCTATTTAGTGGTATTGGCGGTTTTGAATTAGGTGCCGAAATGGCAGGAATTAATACTTTATGGAATTGTGAATTTGAGGAACATAAAAGGAAAGTTTTAAAACGTCATTTCCATGATGCAATACAATACACAGATGTTTGCACCACTGTATACCCTCCTTATGTAGATATTATTAGTGGGGGATTTCCTTGTCAAGACATATCAATAGCAAATGTTTCAAAAAAAAATTGGGAAAATGGAAAAGTTAAAGGAATCAATGGAGAACGTTCTGGATTATGGAAACAATATAAAAGAATTTTGGGGGAAGTTAGACCTAAATACATCATGTTTGAAAACAGCCCAATGCTCACTATTCGAGGATTCGAGCAAGTCCTTTGCGACCTTTCCCAAATCGGGTATGATGCGGAATGGCAATGTTTATCGGCTTCGCAATTTGGGTTCAATCACAGAAGAGAACGTATTTACGGCATTGCCTACTCCAGCGAAATCGGACGCAAAAGTCGTATTGAAATCTTCCGTCCAATACAAGAGATATTACATGAAAGGACACCAAGACAAAGCCCTGTATCAATTCCAATTAAACGGTTTAACAGCAAATCAAGCTATGATGATGTACGAATGGATGATGGGTTTTCCGATGGATTGGACAAGAGAAGAATAGAAGATATGGGTAATGCGGTGATACCAGTGATTGCCTACTATCTATTTGAATGTATTAAGATTTTCGATAAACAATTAGAGTAAAACTGAACAGAAATGAGTGAATTATATATACCGCCTGAGCGATTTGAGAGAGACTTAATTACCGGACGATTTTTAAAAGGTTGTATTTCTCGCAACAAGGGTCGTAAAATGGTTTATCATTCAAAACGTTCCAAGGCCAGAAGTATAAAAAATCTGTCTAAAGGACGTGGGGCTTGGCATAAGACTGGTGCAGGCATGAATAAAAAGAGCGTTGTTTTGATAAAGGATGAGAAATTATGTGGAGTATTCCCTTCGATACAAACGGCTGGTAAGATGATTGGCGTGGCTCCTTCTTTGATCAGTGCTATATGTCGGAAAGTAAGAGGCAAACATACGGCTAATGGATACAGATGTTTTTTCGAAGATAGCAATGATTGGTATAATTTAATTAAACAAGATTATGAATAATGACAGGCAGAAGATATTAACTGATTATATTTCCTACTTATACACAACAGGCAGGACTTATGATACTGTCGGGAAATATATCAAATATGTAACGGATTTTCTTGAACGTACTGAAGATGTCAATCGTCGTGGCTATCTGGTTTATAAGCGTGAAAATGCAGATGTCATGGTGCGTCATTCCATAATGTGTTCAGCTATATGCGATCTATTGTCTTTCCTTAACATCGGATATGGAAGGAGGGATAAGACGGTAAAGCCACTGGAAAAACTTGACGTCATATCCGAGAAGAGCAAAAAGCTATTGAATGACTTTATAGTATGGTTGACGGATAATAATGACTACTCCCCTCATACAGTTAATTTATATTATACTTCAATGAAAAAGTATTTCGAGTATGCCAATGAGGTAAACATGGATAATTGCAGGAGGTTTATAAAAAGTCTTGAAGAAGAAAAATTATCTCCCGCTACCATCCGTTTGCGAATTACAGCAATAGAAAGATTTTCCAAATGGCTGAAGAAGCCTATAGAGCTTAAGCGGCCTAAGATGAAGCGCAAGCTCGATGTGAACAATGTCCCGACAGAAGAGGAATACAACCGCTTGTTGGATTTCCTGAAAACGAAATCCAACAAGGACTATTACTTCTTTATTAAGGTTTTGGGTACAACGGGTGCCCGTCTGTCGGAATTCCAACAGTTTACGTGGGAAGACATCATATCCGGGGAAGTAGTATTAAAAGGAAAGGGTAACAAGTACAGACGTTTTTTCTTCCAAAAAACAATTCAGCAGGAAGCGAAGGTTTACGCTAAAGAATATGGTAAAACCGGGATTTTTGCGGTAGGGAGATTCGGCCCGATCACACAGCGTGGCTTTTCCCAGCACTTGAAAGCATGGGGAAAACATTGCGGCATTGATCCAAGGAAAATGCACGCGCACGCCTTTCGCCATTTTTTCGCTAAGATGTTCCTTAAGAAAAACAAAGATGTAATTCAACTCGCTGACCTTCTAGGTCACGGGAGTGTAGACACAACAAGAATTTATTTGCAAAAAAGCTATGACGAACAAAAAAAAGATTTTAATCGAAACGTTACATGGTAGTGTTGCGCAGCTCAATGAACTGTCATCCATGACCGAAGGGATAGACATCTATGACGATACCGGGTGTGTTGACACTGTTTTTTTGATAGAAGCGATATCTTGCGTCAGTGCCTTCATGGACGCAAGCAACATAGTTGTTCAAAAAATATCTTCACTGTTAGCACCTGACGCTCCGATTGGGGAAAAGGATAAACAGGCTGACGAAGGCAAAAAATGGAATGTGGAAGAAATACTGAAACATTGTACTCTTGAGAACAATATCCTCAAACTTCCTCAAGTTCAATTCAATAAAAAATCTTATGCCGAAGCAAAAAAGTGGATAGAAGAAGCCGGCGGCTCATGGCAAGGTGGGAAGGTACAGGGTTTCACATTTCCTTTTAATCCGGAACGTGTGTTCTCCATCTTGAAAGAAGGTAAGCGATGCGATTTGCAAAAAGATTTTCAGTTCTTTGAAACACCTGCTGATATTGCAGACTGGCTGGTAATGCTTGCCGGTGGAATTCATGAAACAGATACCGTACTTGAACCAAGTGCCGGACGTGGTGCTCTGATAAAAGCGATTCATCGGTCGTGCCCGTCAGTAACAGTTGAATGTTATGAACTGATGCCAGAAAACAGGGAGTTCCTTCATACACTTGATAACGTAATATTGCTTGATGAAGATTTTACGAAAGACAGTGTAGGGCATTACACTAAGATTATTGCTAATCCTCCATTCTCCGGCAATCAAGACATAGACCATGTAAGACTTATGTATGAACGCTTGGAAGAAGGTGGAATTCTTGCAGCTATAACTAGTCAGCATTGGAAATTCGCGTCTGAAAAGAAATGTGTTGAGTTCCGGGAATGGTTGGAAAAAGTACATGGAGAAGTGTTTGAAATCAGCGCTGGCGAGTTTAAAGAGAGTGGAACGACTGTTAGTACAATGGCGGTAGTTATAAAAAAATAATTCATAACTGAATAGAAATGAATAAAACTCAAAAGAAATTGTTGGCAAGGCTTATGGCTGTTACAAACAGCCTTGGCGGAACGCTTGACGGTACTGCTACCTGTGAGCAAAAATACATTGATAGGCAACGTGCTCACAGGCTCTCATACAAGGTCATATATGGTTTATTTGGCGATAATCCTAACAATCCCTATCGTGAAGATGATATAAATAATGCCTATAAAGCTATTGAGGAAATGGAGAAACTGGTACAAAAGGTATATCCTGACCGGAGTGGCTTTTTGAAAAATGAAGAAAAACAATAACCCTCAAAACTGATGAAAAAAAGAATAAGAAATAAAATGATGAATAATCCCGGAAGGTATAAGCTACATCAGTATTTGAAATATGCTCACCAATGGGCGGATACAGTCAGCTATAAATGCCGGTTATATTTGATATTGGATAATGGGAAAATAGTAAAAACCGATTAATAACAATAATTTGATATGAATAAGATAAAATTAGAAATTACTTCTGAAGGATGGGAGACTACCGTAATTATTAACGACAAAGAATTTAAAGAAAAGCATATTGCAACCGTATTTGGCTCGGAAGGAGCTGAAGGGAATTTTGAAAGCGAAGAGGATATACCGGAAGAAGTTTATGATGCTTTGAATAGCTTCTTTCCTTTTGAATGTATGCAGGCATTGCAGAATGTTGAATCATAACTGAATAGAAATGAATAAGATTATAGTCATAAAGAAAGAGAAACCTATCTATCAATTAGATGGGCTTCCAGGAGTAAAAAGACGTAAGGTTGATGCGTATCTTATCAATGATACAAGTGATATTGAACCAACTCTTGAACTGGGATATGCGTGTACTGCTGCTGGAGATAATGGAGCCATAAATGTTTGGAAGGATGATGCAGGAATAATTCGCGGTGAATTAATGCGGTATTGTGTAACTGTTGAAAAGAAAACGTTCACTAGCTATGTAGAAGTGGAAAAATGTGTTAGCGATTGGCTTGAAAGAATTAACTAATAACAGATATAGAAATGAATTAAATAGCCTTGGACGGGCTTTGTAAAATCCATATTGATATGAAAAAGTACATTGGAACAAAATTAGTTCAAGCCACACCAGCAATTCGCAAGGGTGGAAAAATTTATCTACCTACTGATGCTATTCCAAGAACAATGGAACCAGTAGAAGAAGGTTATAAGGTGGTGTATGAAGACGGTTATGAAAGCTGGTCCCCTAAAGATGTCTTTGAGAAGGCTTATCACGTGGCTGATACCCCTCTTGACCGTATGTATATCGAATATAATGAGTTGATGGACAAACATAATAAGTTAGTCCTGTTTCTTGGTCGAAAAGATGCTGTTGAAATAGCTGGTGAAGATCAGGTTGCTTTAATGGAGAGGCAAAAAATACAGATGCACGACTATCTTATTACCTTGAAAGATCGCATTGAATTAATGAAGAAATGAATATTGCCATACGGTGGTTGAATGTCTGCCGTATGGCTCAAATCCATTCAGATATGAACAAGTCAAAAGAATATATTAAAAGTGAGAATTTTGTGGTAGTCAATCCCGACTACCCGGTTATCGCAAAAGAAGATGCTCTTAAAGCTCTTGCAATGGCAGAGGAAGAAATGAAACGGAAAGCCATCGAAGTTCTTTCCTCTGTTTTGGATAACTGGGTGCATGGTGGTGACGCAGACTGTATCATTGCGGAGTTTGAGGAAAGATTAACTATAGGATAAAAACAGAACGGGCGCCTGTGGCATACAATAATATGCGGGGGCGCCCGTTGTCAATGAGAAGCTATCGTGTTTCTTTCCGCAGTCTTTCCCTGACCTGCCGCTCCGTGAATCCGAATGCCGCGGCGAACTGTTTGAATTTCTCCTTCTGCCCGGAGGGGAGAAGGGAGTACAGGCTTGAGAACGGCGTGCCGCCTTCCAGCGCTTTCCTGATTTCTTTCTTTTTCATATAAGTTCCTTTATCTGTTTCTTACAACATTCACAATCACACAGCAGCAACCTGGCCTTGTCGAACATCTTCTGTCCTATATTGCCGGACAGGTAGCATATCTCCTCGCCCCACGGGTCGATCCCCAGTGCCTTTGCCATGTGCGCTTCCAGGTGCTTCCTCTCATGGTCATAGGAGTTCTGGAACTCGGCGGGTGACGATGTGATCCCTATTACCATGACCGTCTGCCTTGTGCTGTAGTTGGAATAGGTGAGTCCGGTGTCCGGTTTGCCGGAGGACAGGTTCCTGTACGCCGTTTCCAGATCATCCCCGCGGCAGCCTATGTCATAGAGTCTGCCAATGATCTCGTCGGTGTAGTAACAGTCCACGGCATAGTAGACCGCCACCTTCCAGCCGTATTCCTCTATGTCAAACCGCTGGCGGATCATAACATCTCGTCCCATTCCACCGGTTCCCCGGCCCTTGTCATTTTTGCATACCACATGCACATGACCATGCCTTCCGGAGCGTCATAGTCATCTATGATATCCTTGACGTAAAGCGCCAGATGGGGCTCGTCGGCGATGGAGGACTTGAAACAGTCCGCCTTTGCCTGGTTGGCCACGTATACATAGTCATATAATGTGTTGTTCTCCACCCTGACCCCGTTCTTGGCCAGAAGTTCGTCCACCTTGTCCTTGGTCATGGGTTCGACCTTCTCGCTTTTTCCGGTTGCCGGGTTCATCCTGCGCATGAGCGACACGGCGAAGTCGCACAGCTTTTTGTTGAAGTGCCAGCCATTGTGCCGGAGGTACGCCGTCAGCTCCTTTGGCCGGTCATCGTATATGTCCAGAGGTTCTTTTGTCCTGTTCATGGTCTTCTTGTTAGCCGGGACGGGGGAATCCTCCGTCCCGGCGGGTTAAACTAACGGTATCTTGAATAGCGTCCTGTTCCGGGCACTCCGCGGCGCTGGCCCATCGAGCCGCCGCCATAACGGTTCCCGTATCCTCCGCCGTATCCGCCACGGTTTCCATAACCGCCACGTTGTCCCATGTCGTCATACTCGTCATAGTCATCGTAGCCGTCGTCGCGCTGTCCCATGCCGCTCCCTTCCGAGAGTTCCTCAATGCACTGCATGAGCTTGCCGCCATACTTGAGCATTTTTTCGGCATAATCGGACATTCTCTCGACCTTGCTGTCTTCTATCTCGATCATCATCATACTTGTTGTTTTTTAGAATTGTTCGTACTGGGCCTTTCCGCCGGTTTAAGCAGTTCGGCCATCATGGCCTTCAGCTCGGATATCTCCTCCCTGAGAGCCTTGTTTTCCGCCTCCTGTCTCTGCCTTTCGGCAAACTCGGGATTCAGTATCTCCATCATCTTGCCGCAGGCGTCCACTATGGCACGGTGGTGGTCTATGCTTCTGAGTATCTCCGCGGACCTGTTCCTCATGGCCGCCACCTCGGAGTTCATCGACTCCCTTGACCCGGATATGACCATGTTCCCGCCTCCGGGGAAATTCGCGTCGGCGATGTCCGCCCCCGCGGGTATCTTCTGGAACGTGACGGTCTGTTCGCCGACCTTGACGGTGATGTCCACCACCATCTTCATCGGCTGGCCGAACATCACCGGCTGTGTCCCGTCCGGGACCGGATTGGATACTCCCGCAATGGCGCCGACCTCCACATAAGGCGTCCCGTCCTTATGGAGTATGTAAAACTGGCTGTTGACTCTTAAATTCTGGAAAGGCATAATTGTTTCTCTTTAAATGGAGGGATTCCTCCCTCCGTGTTCTTAAACTACTCCGGTCATTATCTGCAGGGTGTTTGTCGTCCTGTCGAACCAGAACTCGAACACTCCCGTACCGGGGATGTCGGCCGCCGTCAGCGCTTCCCCGTTGTACTTGGTCACGGCCTGTGTCACCCCGTTTGTCTCGAACAGGACCGGCAGCGTCCCGGTTGTTCCTGTGGGAACGGCCTGCGCCAGGTCAATGTAGATGGTCCCCCTGTACCATGCGTTCACAAAGGCATGGTTGGGAAAGGAGAACACCACATTGTCGGTATTGACCGTTACTCCCGAGGTTGATATGGCCGCAGAACCCCTGCGGTTTACAAATTGGAAAGGATATACTGCCATAATAGCCTCCTTCCTCAATTAACCCCAAAAGCCATTACCGGCGGCGTAAGGATTGAAGCCGTATCCAAGACCGTATTGGGCCGCCACACAGGTGGGGATTCCCACAACCGGGCTGTACGGCACCTTGGCCACTTCGGGCTGGTTGCACTCAATCTTCGCCAGACGGGCGCTCAGATCACCCAGCGCGGCGTTGACAGGCGCGATGGTCTGTGCGGACACCTGTGCGAAATACGCGTTCTGGTGCTCCTGCGAGAGCTGGTTGACGAGCGTGCTGTTCTTTTCGCGCAACGAGTCGATCTTGTCAAGCAGCGCCTGGTTCTGCATGGCGTCCAGCTTGCTGATGATGGCGTTGGTGTTGGCCGTACCGGCGTCACGCAATGCGAGCGTGTTCTGGTTGGCCGTGTTCACCAGTGCGTTTGTCTGGTTGCATACGGACAGCTGGTTCTCGTAGCCCATTTTGGTGATGTTCTCGTTTGTCTGGCAGCAGCACTGGCAGATCTGCGACTGGATGGCGTTGTTGCCCTGCATGATCGCGGTGACGATCTGGTTGGTGTTCATGCCCATCTGGTTGCCGATGTTGCATATCTGCATGCCAAGACTGTTTATGGCGGCCTGTACGGCGTCCGAGGAAGTGTTCAACGCGGTGGCCAGGCTTTGGATGTCGTATCCGTTGCGTTGTACGGCCTGCATGATCACGGCGGTGTTCGCGTCGTTCTGCACGAAGGGGACCACGCCGCCCTGTCCGTTGCCCATCATTCCGCCACGGGCGCCGCCGAAACCTCCCATGCCTCCCCATCCCATCAGGATGAACAGAAGCAGGATGGCGAACAGGTCGTCACCCCAGCCGTTGCCGTTACGGTTGTTGCCGTTTCCCATCAGCGCCAGGATGTTCGGATCCACACCGCGCTGTTGCATAAGCGCCGGAAGCATGGCCAGAATGCCGTTGGTGCCGCCTCCGGAGTTCCCGTTCTCGGGGAACACAAAAGTTCTTGATTCACTCATAGTTGTATTTGTATTTTGTAGTTCCGGTCACTAATCCGACCGTGGTGCAAACATACTCAACTACACGCGCTCCGTCGAGCGTCCTGTTCTGATGTGTTTCCTTATTTGTTCCAGATATATTCCGATCATCGGCGAGGTGATGTTCCGCGCCAGCAGGCGCCGTACTCCCCGCGCCGTGCGGTTGGTCATCCCCGCTATCTGGTCGGGATACAGGCCGGCTTCCGAGAGCAGCCTGACAAGCACATATCTGGCGTCCGTGGACTCCATGTCCCTGAAGTCGCCCAGTATACGTTCCCTCGGCACTTCCGTTTCACGCTCGGTCAGGACGAGCAGGTTGAAGAAAATTTCGCTCTTGCACATGATTATTCAATTTTTATTATTACTTTTGTGCACCCCATCAAAGAAAAAGCACACGCATTTCAAGTCTAAGGATTTTAGCCCTCAGCGTTTGGAGTGCGTGTGCTTCTATGTTTTCTTGATGGGGATCGGAAAACGAGCGTTGAGGGCTTTTTTATTATTAACCCTCCCTTTGTTGCATATTTATTTCATAATCACTACCTTTGTCATACAGGTAAAATTTTTTTTCAAATTGTTCAAATGTTTCAGGGTATGAGGAAATCCAGGATAAACACTCCGGGAAGAAGTTATGTGTTCCGTCTTACGGATGTCGTGCGCATTTATGACGAGCACAGCCGTAGCGGCCTTTCGAACCGTGAGATATTCCGCCGTTACATCTGGCCCAAATACCGGATATGTGAGCGTACCTTCTACAACATGATCAAGGCCAGCGCGGACGACCGTGTCATCGCCCGGCAGCGCGAGATGCAGATGACGCTTTTCTAAAGTCTCTCAACCACCCTGAACGTGTATTCCTCCACATCCTCCACCACCTCCGCATGATTATGGTTTGTGTCGCTGGCGGTACGCCGGAACATGTCAAAGCTGACCTTTCCGTTGTCCCCCTTGAAATCATGCAGGCAGGCGCTGATCTCCTCCAGCAGGCTGAAACGTTCCAGGGACTGCTGCTGATATCGGCTTCCCTTCCTTGACGAGCCTTTCCAGGGGGTCACGACATGCAGCCTGACTGTAACCGCCGCCTGCTGTACGGCACCCGATAGCGTCGTCCATTTATACGGCATGAACTCAAGGAACACGGCGGGCATGTCGAAAGGCTCCTCCTCCTCGATGAAGTCGACCTGCTCGTTCCACAGGTCATAGGTCCTGACTGCCGGCACCCCTTGCCTGTCCGGCAGCTGTTCCAGGCGTTCCTGGAGCTGCAAATAGAAAAAACTTCTCATACTTTAATCGTTATCGTTGAACACTTTCTTCAAATTCTCCATGGCTATCTCATCCAGCAGTTTCTCCAGATCCGGATGGCGTCCGATGAACTGACGCCTGGGAATCATGATCCTGCTTCCTGTCTTCTTCAGCGCCATGGCCTTGTAGAACTCCGCATCCCGGGATATCTGCCGGTTTTTCCTGCCGTTCCGTGCCTTCCCGGCCTTTGTCCGGGCTATACCTCCCACGGCCTGCCTGTACTTTATCCAGAAATATCCTTTCATCCTGCGGGTGACGGTGATGCTTCCCCCCTCGTTGTGTATCTTCGCATACGGCACGGACGAGGTGATCTCCACCCCCTTGGCTCCTTCCATTATCTGGGAGCGTATGCTGCGTCTGAGGGTCCCGGACTGTACGAGCAGGCCTCTGGTTTCGTCCGTGTCACCCTTTCGCCTTTTCCATTTCTCGTTGAAGAAGGCCTCGCGCTTGAAATTCATGTCGAACTCCTCCTTCGCTTCCACCCTGATGTCATTCAGCGTAAGGCGGATGAACCGGTTTATCCGTCCCCGCAGCTCCCTCATGGTCTTTCCGGAACCGTTGTCAGCCATTGCCGCCTCCTTTCCCGGCCTGTTTCCGGATGATCCGGCAGGCCCTGCACAGTTCATTCCCGTCCCCTTTGCCGTCACAGTCCGCACAGTCCTTGCGGGTGTACGGGTTATATGCCGGGAATGTGGTCATCCGTTTCCCCGGATTGAATCGCATCATCTCCTGGTACTTTCCCGATGTGGCCTGCGATCCGAGGTTCATGGCCTCCCTCTCGTCGCTTTCCGGATATTTCCCTTTGCGGACCTGTTCTGTCGTGCAGCGGCATCCGAACCCGTTGGGCGGGAGATACCAGTCCCAGAACCTGCTGGAGAGGGGAAGGGTGATCCCGTCCAGTGGACGGTGGCCCTTGCGGACCCTCTCGTCTCCGACGGTACGGTACTGCAGGTTGTAATCCTCCCCGTCCTTCTCGAAATCCTTCCATTTCGCGGCCATCAGCGCCGATGACCTGGCGAAGTTCCACTCTGTTTTCAGATAGGCCCCGTTATAGGTGTCGTTGATTGTCTGAACGTCGTTTAAAAACCGTTCAAACGGTTTTAATCCTCCGTCTTCATCGAGCAGGGAGGGAAACGCCTCGTTCAGCTCGTGGAAGGTCTTTATTCCGCTGAAGACATAGTCGGACTCCTTCAGCCTTTGCACGCTCACCTCGTCCAGCGGCACTTCCCTGACGGAAAGGTCCACGGCATTGTCAAGCAGCGCGGCGGTCTTCTTGATGAATTCCCTGACTTCCTCGTCCTCCAGCATCTCCGGGCTGAACCCCTTCTGTCTGTACAGCCATGCCATAAGCAGCAGGAAGGCCTCCTCCACCTGCGAGGTGTCGGCCTGCCGTGTGTCGTTGTCGTCTTTTTCCAGGGCCAGCGTGCTGCTCCCGTACAGCAGCGCGGCCCTCTCATGCAGCCCCGCATAGTCGGCGGGGCCTAGTCGAAAAAAGGTTTTACCAGCTGCTCCTTCCTGTCCTTTCTTGTCATTACGGGAATCTGGTACTTGTCTACGATATATTTGGGGTCCACCTCGTAGTGGTTCATCACCATGGACTCGTATGCCACCTGCTGCTCGGGCGTGTAGGTCACGCTGTCATCCCAGTCAAAACGGTATCCCTTGACCGGAAACCCGTGTTTTACCATGCGGGGGATCAGCTGCCAGTTCACCAGGTCCCTTATCATGTCGGCATCCTTGTTGATCAGGTTGTCCAGCATGTTCTCGTGGACCTTGGACTGTGAGAGCGACGCCCCGTTGTCTACGGTCATGGTCTGCGTGAGCACCGCCTTGCTTATCTCGCTGTTGCAGCGTTCTATGCGCTTGTCGTAAACATTGTACGCGTCCCCCCGTGTGGATTCCTTGATGTCGATGGTCGTCCCTTCCGGGAACAGCCCGTATGATGCGGCCCCCATGTTCCTGAGCAGTCTTTCCAGCTTGTCGAATTCCTTTGGGTCACGGCTGGTGGTCGTTCCGATACGCAAGGGGATGCCGAATATCTCCCCGAACATGTCCCAGAAGCTGGCCATGTTCTTTTTCGGGATGGTATGCAGGGCGCATTTGAGGTACAGTCCCAGGTCATGCGTGCCTCCGGCTTCCGTCACCCACCATGACACGGGGCCGCTGCGGTAGTCGTACCCCGACTGCCATGTGTCGTTCTCGCTGGTGATGATCACCCCGTATTCAGGCACGACATGGGTGCGCGGTATCAGGCTGACGCTGCTGAACACCGGCTTGTCCTCCACGGTGATGACGGGTCCCAGCTCGATGAGGGAGTTCCCGTAATATATGCTCTCAAGGCTGAGCCGCATCCACTGCTTGAACCACGGCGTTTCGAACAGCTCCCTGAGATCCTCGTTCTCGGCGCCTGACCTGTCGACGATCCTGAACCCCTTGTTCATGACGAACCCGGTACGCTGTTCCACGCATCCGGCAAGGTGCCCGTCCACATCCACGTCCGTATAGATGTTGTACAGCCGGTTCCGCCTGGGCTGCTCCACATTGATGGCCTGCTGCCATGCGTACCGCCATGACCTCAGGTCGTTGCGTGTGAGGTTCTCCGTCTGCAGCTGGAGGCTGACCGTGATGTCTCGGACCTTTTTCCGGTCCGCCCGGCGCGCAAGGTCCATATTGCCGATGCGCACCCCCTTGTCTCTTCCTTTTCCCATAATTACCAGATATAGTTGTTCCTGATCCCCTCACCTGTGCGGATCGGGTTGTAGTAGTCTTCCTGTCCGTCGGGCCCGGTGACGGTGGGGAGGTCAAGCATCACATCGGAGGCCTGCACCGCCTCCAGCCATTCCACCTGTTTGTCATACTGCGTGCTGTACTTCTCAAGGCTCATGCGGGCCGGCAGGCCCAGCGCCATCCTGTACAGCGCGATATCCGTCAGGCACCCCACCAGCGCCATGTTCCTTTCGTCCCCCTCTCTGGAGAATGCGGCATCCACGTCGTACCGTCCTCTCAAGTACCCGGCGGCAAAATCCATGGCGAACCTTTCGGCAAGCAGGCGGTTCTCCTCCTTGCTCTGCTGCACGATCTTCAGGGCTTCCTCCCCGATATTGATATAGTCCTGTTCCGTTATATACATAATGGTATGTTTTGTTTGATTGTCACCATCCTTCCTTGGGCGCCTGCCTCATTCCGATACGGGGCGGCATGGTATCCTGGCGCACCTGTTTCTGCAGCTTGTATATCGCCCCCTCGTCCGCGTCCGGGGAGTCGTCATGCGCCCGGCTTCCCTGCTCGAAGGAGAGCGTCTGGTCAATGGAGGTCCGCATGTCGGCGTCGTCCTTCAGCCTGATGTTGTACCAGACGAGCCCTCTTTCCCACAAGGGTGATATGGCCTCGATCCGTGCGAACTTGTCGGGTTTCTTGCGCGTGTCCGGCATGATGGGAAGCTGGTATCCCCTTATGTCCCCCTCCCTCTGGAACTCGTCAAGTATGGTGTCCTGCATGAAGTTCGCCTCCATATAGAAGATGGCGGCGCAGTCCTCCGGCAGGGATTCGTACAGGTCATAGAGCCAGCGTACCATCTCGCCTACGCCGCACTGCCGGCAGAACGCGCGTATGCAGTGCAGCTCCCTGTGCGATGCCGTTTTCATCCCCCTTTTGGGCCGCCCCCACATCTTGCACGCCTTGTAGTCGTTCTTTCCGCCGCTCTTCCACGAAGGGTCGACATATACCACGATGCTTTCGTAGTATTTCAGCCTGAGCATCGGCTTGTACCTTATCCATCTTTCCTGGAATACCGCCCCTTCGGTGACGGGGTTGTTCATGTATTCCTTCTGGAAGGAGCGGTATCCCATGAACTCCTCCAGTCCGTGGAGGTATTCCGCCGTGTATCTCTCGGGCCATGACGGGTTCCCGTCCCTGTCGAAAGCGTTGACGGAGCTGGTGTGCACGGTCCTGCTGTCAATGATCTTCTGCAGCACGCTGTTCTTTCCGATCAGGTTGCCCACCATGACAAACCGTCCTCCCTTTCCCCCGAAACATCCGAAGAGCGCCTCCTTGATCCACTTGGTCATCTCGCGCACCCGGGCCTCGCTGCGGCACATCTCGTCATCGTCAAGGTCATCCACCACTATGTAGTCGGGACGCATCTCCCGGAAACGAAGGCCTCGCGGCGACTGTCCCCGTCCCCGGCTGAAAAAGGCACACCGGTCCTTTGTCACGAACTCCCCTTCCTGCCAGCATCCGGCGTTGTACTGTTCGCCGAAATCCTCGATGATGTACCGGTTGGACTGCAGCTCCATCTGCAGGTCCCCCAGAAGGGCGTCCGCATTGTCCTCGCTTTTTCCGACCAGCACCATCACATGCAGCTTGCCGTTGAATTTCAGCCACAGGGGTATGCCGATATCCAGATGCACGCTCTTGGCATGGCCGCGCGGCCATTTGAACACGGCGCGGCAGTTGTCGTTATTGTACATATACCGGGCCGCATCGTTATGGAACCCGGCATTGGGACATTCGCAGTAGTGTTTGAGGTAACGCTGGCAGAAATAGCCGTAATCCCTGAGCGCCCGCGCGATGTTGCGTTTCCTCTCCTGGGGGGATTCCATACGGTCCTCCGATGTGATCCTGGCCAGCCGTTCGCTCTGCTGCAGCCAGCGTTTGTACGCGTCCTTCCTTTCCTGTTCCGTCATGGCTTCTTTGTGAAAAAGGGGGTTAGAAAATCATCATGCAGGCCGTGGAGCATCGCCACGACCTTGTCGGGGAGCTCCGGATAATCCTTCCGGTGTTCCATCAGCCAGTCCTCGAACCGGATGAAGGCCTCCACATAATGCACCACATTGGTGCTCCTGTCCATCTTCTCGATGGTGGCGGCCAGCTTGACCAGGTCGTCGGCTATCTTCTTTTTTTTCAGATACTCGTCAGGGTCCTCGATGGCGTCGTTGATAATGGAGAGGATCTTCTGCGTGACCTCCTCGCGTGTCATTCCGTAACAGGCCTTCAGCTCCCTCCATCCTTCCTGGCTGATCCACCTGCTGAGCGTCTGGCGGGCGATCCCCGTCATCTCGATGATCCTTTCCTGCGGGATTCCCTTGAGGTACAAAGCCTTGGCGGTATCTTTCGACTTATGTCCGGTTCTTGCCATAATGAATTGTTTTTTCTGCAAATATGCACCGCGGAACGTCCCGGAGTCAAGAAAATGCGCGGGCGTTGCACACAATGCTGAAAGTGTTGCACACTTTTTTTGAACGCCTTCCCTCCGGATGTAAGTTTGCGGCAAAATCAGACGGAAATGGGCAAAAGAATAAGAATAAGCAACGAAACGCTGAACTGTTACGGAACATGGGTAAGGACGGACGGGGTGGACCTGTCCCAGTACGAGCGGAACCCGGTATTGCTGTGGATGCACGAGAGAGGGTGCGTCATCGGAATGGTGAAGGATATCAGAAGGGAGAACGGCGAGATTACCGGAGAACCCTGGTTTGACAATGTCCGGGAGGAGAGCAGGATGGCCAGACAGCAATGGGAGAAAGGCACGCTGCGCATGGGATCGCCCAATTTCGACATACTCGAACTCTCCGAAGATCCGGCACTCCTGAAACCCGGGCAGACCTGCCCCACGGTGACCAGGTCCAAACTGGTGGAGTACAGCATGGTGGATATCGGGGGGAATGATGACAATATCAGCCTGATTTATGAAGGGAAACCGTTGAAACTCAGCAAGGGGGACGGCTCGCACAGTCTTCCCCTCCTGAAAAAAAACAATAACCAAAAAACTACACCTGAAATGAACAATGAAGAAATGAAAGCAGTCGCCCTGATGCTGGGCCTCACGGATGCCGCGACACTGACAGACGTGCAGAAAAAGATCAATCTCCTGTTGGAGTACCAGAAAGCGAACGGAGTGCTGCAGGCCGAGAAGGAGAAGCTGGAGAAAGAGCTTGACGGACTCAAGCTCTCGGGTATAACCGCCCTTGTGGATTCCGCCATCGGGAAGGGAAAGATCAGCGCCGACAGGAAGGATCATTTCATCTCCCTGGGGAAATCGGTCGGTGCGGAGTCCCTCAAGCTGACCTTCGAGGCGATGAACCCCGCCCTGCGCCCTTCCGCCATACTGGCTGGAAAATCCGGAGGAGCCGTACATGCGGGAGGCTACGAGAAATGGACGGATGTGCCGGAGGAGGAGCTCAAGCTGATGCGTTCCGATGACCCGCAGCAGTACAGACGCCTGTACAAGAAGCAGTTCGGAGTGGATTGCCCTGAATTTAATTAACTAAAAATTAAAAGCGAATCATGAAAAAGAAATTTATTCTGAAATTTTTGACCGGAACGGCCTTCAATGTCATAATGGGGGTCATCCTTGCGTCAATGGTAGGGATCAGCCCCGCATACGGTGCGGCCTCGGGAATTGTTGTGCCGATGCTCCTTAAGGGATTCATGCCGGCCGGTGCCGCCATGGAGGGTGTGTACACCGAAGTATGGACGGGGGAGCTGGTCAGACAGCTCGGCGCGGGACTGACGGCGTCGTTCCTTGACGGGATACCGGACTATTCCGCAAGAGTGAACAACGAGATCATCCACCTGGTGGACGTGGGCGCCGATCCGGACGTGCTGGTGAACAACACCACCTATCCCATACCCATACAGAATCTGGAGGAGAATGACATCCCCATCGGCCTGGACAAGTTCCAGACAAAGGCCACCCGTGTGACGGATGACCAGCTTTATGCCATCTCCTATGACAAGTTCTCGCTTGATGTCGAGCGTCACAGGAATGCCATCGACCGTATCCGTTACAAGAAGGCGGCGCACGCCCTGGCTCCATACAGCCATACAGGCAAGACTCCGGTGATCCCCACCAGCGGGGAGGCGGACGCCACAGGACGGAAGAAACTGACCTTGAAGGATATCATCGCCTTGAAACGCGCCCTGGACAATGCCGAGGTACCGGAAGACGGGCGCCGTCTCGTGCTGTGTCCGGACCATGTGAACGACCTGCTCGAACAGGACCAGTCGTTCAAGGACAAGTTTTACAATTATACCAGCGGCAAACTCCTGAACATGTACGGTTTCCAGATATACACGTTCATCAACTGTCCGTATTACACCAAGGAGGGAGTCAAGGTTCCGTACAACCAGACTCCGGGTGAAACCGACCTGAAAGGATCCTTCGTGTTCTATGTCCCCCGCATGTTCCGTGCGCAGGGCTCGACCAAGATGTATTATTCGGCTGCGGCCACCAGCCCGCAGACCCAGGAAAGCCTGGTCAACTTCCGCCATTACTACATCGTTCTTCCCAAGAAACAGGAGGCGATCGGAGCCATCTATTCGTGGGACGGTACCACTGTCCAGAAAAAGGACCAGGAGGTTCCGGCCGAGAAACGGTGGGCCCAGGTGAGACGGGAAGCGGTGGCGGCAGCGAAAGCGAAAGCCTCGTCTGAAGGAACGGATTCGGAAACCGAAGAACTCGAGGTATGACCATGACACCAAGAGGACTACGAAACAATAACCCGGGGAACCTCCGCCTGTCAGGTGACAGGTGGAAGGGCCTCCGCCCGGTGCAGACGGACAAGGAGTTCTTCCAGTTCACCGACATGGGATACGGCTACCGTGCCATGCTCATCACCTTGAGGAACTACCGGAAGAAACACGGTTTGAAGACCCTCTCCCTTATGATCGGGCGTTACGCCCCGTCCACGGAGAACGACACCCGCGCCTACCTTTCAAGCGTATGCGGCGAGCTTCAGGTTCCAACCACCTACGAGCCGGATGTGGATGACAAGGGGACGATGTGCCGTCTGGCCGCCGCGATGAGCCGGGTGGAGAACGGCGTGCCTGCCGTCATGGCGGACATAGAGGCCGGCTGGGACATGATCTGAAAAATGATATGCGTATGGACTGGGGCACTGTATTCGAACTTCTCCAGCAGTGGCTGGCCCCCACGGGGTGCATAGCCATGGCAATAGGCTGGTGGCGTGACCGCAGGCTCGTCAAGGTCCGTGCGGTCAAGGAGAACGAGGGCACATACAAGCAGTTGTATGACGACCTCTCCGAGACGACTTTACATTTAAGCGACCAAATACGAAAAGTCAATGAGAAAATTATCGTTCTGGAACAGGCACTGCGTAAATGCTACCAGTGCAAGTATGCTGAGCGCTGTCCTGCTGTTGTCTGGATGCGCAGCAAACAGGGAGAGCCGAACAGCCGTCCGCTCGGGCTCTCTTCAGAGGAGCGTAACCGGGGAAATAATCTTCGGCAAGGCCCCGACGACTCTGACGAGCCTGGCACTGAAACCCGGGCTCCTCCGGACGATAGGCGGCCTTCCGGCCGGCATGGGCGTGACGGAGCAGCATGAGGGTCTGGACCTGAGGGTGGAATCGGACGGGGAAGGCGGCGTGAACGTCACGGCCGTCTCACATGCCCGGCCGGAGATCACCGTAAGGGAGACCTCGGACCTGAAGTTGGAGTCAGAGGAGAGTACGGCCGAGGAAAAACAGCCGGTTCCCTCTTTTTGGGAGCGGACAAGGACGAAGGTGTTGTGCTGTTTTGTCCTCCTGCTTCTCTTCTGGGGGCTCCGGCGGTTTAAAGACAAATCAAGGAACAATTAAAACATGAATCATTATGGCAGAAACGAATACCGGCGCCATCTATGGCGTGAAAGCTCTTAAACATAACGGGAAGGCTCTCGGGCTGATATCCGAGGACGGGCTGCAGCCCGGAGGCGACTCGCCTTCCAAGACCCGCATCTGGGCGGCGCAGAAACGCAACGCGCCGTTCGCGGTGCTCAAATCCACACCGGGAACCAAGACATGGACGTTCACGCTCATCGAGCTGTCCGCGGACAACATGATACAGGTGATGGGCGGAACGAAGGAAAGTACCGGAATCTACGTGCCCCCTACGGAGGACAAGGACGTGCAGGGCGTGTTTGACATCGAAACCGTGACCGGCCACACGATCCGGATCTACAACGGGGTGCTCACCTGCAATTTTGCCAACGGCATCAACTTCAGCAACGTGCTGGGCATCGAGTGCGAGCTGGAGATGCAGGAGGCCGGGGAGAATCCTCCCTACAAGATCTTCGCCCCGGGTGACGTCGTACCGGAATATTCCGAGTCATGACGGAGGACAGGGACACACGATGCCAGGCGGCGGACATGCTGCTTGACATCGGCATCCGCATTCCGGTGATGCCGCTCAGGCCCTTTAAAAAACGCCCCGGGAAATCCTTCCTTGTCATGCGCCGTCCGCCCGCCGGGGCGGTCATCCGCATAGCAAGGCGGTACCTGGAGCTCGGCGTCACCCCGGAGGAGATCAGGGCGATGGACTATGAAGAAAGGATGCGGTTCGTGGCGGAAAAGGGAAAGGCGGTCAGCCGGATGGTCGCGCTGGCCGTATGCACCGGATGGCTCTCGGGGATGCTGCTCTCCGGCCCTGTGGCATGGTACCTCAGATGGAGGGTGCATCCGGCGATGCTCTCCGCCGCCCTCATCGAGCTGCTCAGGGGCATGGACATACAGCCTTTTTGCAATACTATTCCATTGGCGTCCAGGACAGCGGGGCTGCTGGAGCCGATAGGAAGCCGGGAAAGGAAAACGGGTTAACGGGCCGGCAGGAAGGCCCCCATAGCGTTTTCGGAATCATCGCGCAGGCGATGGAACGGTTCGGCAGGTCGAAACGGCACATCCTGTGGAAGATCAGCTACGCCGAGCTGATGCTGATGAACACGGATGTCAGCCGGTATGTGACCAAGGAGGAGCTCCTGGAAAGGGAGCGCAAACGTAGGCCGGACAAATTCACCACTGAATATTTTCAAACAAAACTCGGAGGATAGGAATGGAACCTGTAAGACTGGAGATACTGCTTGACGACAAGACACTGAAGGGGATGCGCTCGGTGGAGGGCAACCTTTCCGGGATAGGCCTGTACGCAAAACAGGTCATTGCACAGCTGGAGCAGGAACTGCTGGAACTGCAGAAACAGTACAGGAATGCCATGGCCGCAGGTACGAATACCGACGCCCAGATGGCGGATATCCAGGCACTGCAGGGAGTTGTCAGACAGTTGAAGACGGAATTGCAGGACCTGGAGGCTGTCAAAAGAAAGACGAACTCCACTCCCGTAGCCGGACAACAGGTTACCGCAAGCATGGAGGATATCACAAAGAAAACGAATAATTTGCGGCTGCAGTTCCAGCAGGTTGCGCGTGAGCTACCCTCCCTTGCCATGGGGCCGCAGATGTTCATTCTTGCTATTTCCAACAATCTTCCGATGTTGACGGACGCCATCAGGGACGTGCGTCAGCAGAACGAGTTGCTGATGCGCTCCGGGCAGAAAGGCGTGCCGGTGTGGAAGCAGCTTGCCGGCTCATTATTCTCATGGCAGACAGCGCTTGTCGCGGCCATATCGCTCGGAATAGTGTACGGAAAGGACCTATGGGAATGGGTGAAAAATATTGGCAAGGCCAATAAGGAGCTGACAGCCGCACAGAAAGCTGCGGAAGACCTGAACGCTGCATCAAGAAAAGCAGTGTCCTCCAAAGCAGATGAGATCTCCCGGCTGAGAATCCTGTATTCCGCCACACAGGATGTGACCCGTAGCGAAAGGGAACGGAACAAGGCTGCGGACGAGCTGCAGAAGATCTATCCCCAGTATTTCGCCAATCTCACCAACGAGGCGATCCTGGCGGGTAACGCCGCATCAGCCTATGACAGTCTGACACAGGCCCTTATCCGTGCCGGGCAGGCGAAAGCCAGCGAGGATATCATAGCAGACTATACCAAACAGGACTGGCAGCTCCAACGTGCCATGAATGCGGACACCAACTGGACCAACCGTAACAGGGAGGAATATAGGGAAGCGAAGGAGCGGCAGGCTGAATATAACAAATGGGTTCGTGAAAATACTGCACGCCAGGGATCCAATCTTGTGAAATGGGGATTGGGGATGTATTATGACTCTACGGAAGACGGCAAACTGATTGCCGAATTCGAGCGCCGGACGGCGGAACTTGAGAAGAATGCAAAAAAACGCGCTGACATACAAAAAAACATAGAATCCGCCGCCAAGTCCGTCAATGTGACCGATTACATCACAGGAGGCGGAGGAGAAAAGGAAACCAAGGATACGGGCAAATCGGCCCGGGATTATCAGGACGAGCTCGCCGACGCCCGTATCAGGGCGCAGCAGAAACTTGAGGCGGCACGCATATCGGTCATGCAGGAAGGTATAAGGAAACGCCAGGCCCTTGCAAGGCAGGAGCTTGACGAGTCGCTCGCGCAGATCGACAAGGAGGAGCGTGACACCCTCAAGAAAATGGACGAGGCCGAGAAGAAACGGGGTGTGAAGTCCACGCCCGAGGAAAGGCAGGCCGTGAAGGACAACGCGTCCCAGCAACGGGCGCTGGCTACCATGGGGTACCTGAAGGAATCCTACGACATCGAGAAGGAGTTCCGTGACAGGAACCTGAGAGAATGGGTGGAATATTACAAGGAATACGGCACCTACCAGGAGAAGCGGGCCGCCCTGGACAAGGAATACAACCATAAGATCGGACAGCTTTATGAGGAGCGCCGCAAGGCCGAAGCGGAAGGGGATGCCGCCGGGGTGGAATCCCTGGACCTGCAGATCGCGCGTGCGACCAAGGACAAGGGGAAGGAGCTCATCAAGCTGGACTACAAGCAGCTGACGGAATCACCCGATTACATACGCGCCTTCGAGAACCTGAGGGAAACTTCCACAGGCACCCTGAACTCCCTGCTGGAACAGTTCGAGAAGGCCAAACAGGCCGCCGCACAGGTGCTCTCCCCCGAGGACCTGAGGGAATACACCACGACCATCCGGGAGATCATGGACGAGCTGGACAGCCGGAACCCGTTCCAGGCGCTTGCCGACAGGAAGAGCGAGCTCGCCGAAGCCGAACGCGAACTTGCCGAGGCCCAAAGGAACCTTGAGACCGTGAATGCCGGAGGACGGGTGTCCACGGGGGTGAGGTATAATGACAGGACCGGGAAGATGGAGGAAACCTATCTGACGGCCGCCGCCGCGATGGAGAAATACAACAAGGCGCAGGACAAGGTGGCCAGGTCATCCTCCCGGGTGGAGAAAGCCGAAAAGGAAGCGGCGGACATCGTCGGGGAGCTGGCGCGTGCCGTCGGGGAACTGGGCGGCGCCATCGGAGGGCAGGCCGGGGAGATCGTCACCCTGATGGGAGATATCGCCCTGTTCACCCTCACCACCATCAACGGGCTGGACAAAGTGGCGCAGACCGGAGCGAATGCCATCTCGGCGGTGGAGAAGGCGTCGGTCATCCTGACCATCATATCCGCGGCGATACAGCTGTTCCAGAAGATAAGCGAGCTTGGGAACAACCGGGCCTTCAGGCAATACGAGGCCTACGCCGAGAAGATCAAGGAGATAAACGCCCTGACCGATGCGGTGAACGAATACCGCATCGCCGCCCTGGAGGCGCAGCAGGCCGAGAGTAACTGGTTTTCCGCCGACAACCTCAAGAATCTCCGTGATTACAGGGCATTGCATGACGAAGTGGCCAAGGCTTACGCGGACAAGGCCATGGAGTCACAAGCGATATACCGCAACGAGAGCGGGGGCGGATGGCTGACGGGCGCGCTCAACTGGGTGATGGGCAATTTGTCCGCCCTCTCATGGTGGGACGAATGGAGGGACATCTGGGGCCAGGGGGATTACAAGGAAGGCCAGACGGCGGCTATCAACAACCTGCGTATCGAGACGCGGAAAAAAAGCAGCGGTTTCCTTGGCACCGGTATCGGCGGGAAGTCACAGAAGACCGAGGACCTTGTCACCTGGGCGCGGAACCAGGGCTTAGGCGAGCTGTTTGATGATGAAGGGCTGATCAACAAGGAGCTTGCACAATCGCTTATCGACAACTACGGCGACAAACTTGTGGGCCAGACGAAGGAAACGCTCGAGGCCCTTATAGAGCTCCGGGAAAAATACGACGAATACATAGAACAACTGCACGAGTATGTGAGCTCCCTGTACGAGCCGCTGACGGAGAACTTCGTGGACAGCCTGTGGGACTGGTTCGACAACGGGAAGGACGCGCTGGACAGCTTCAAGGACTATGCCTCGGACACCTTCCGTGACATTGTTTCCGACATGATGCGCACCATCGTGCTTGACAAGGTGGTCGGCTCGTTCGGTGATGACATTGCCGCCCTGTACGAGGAGTACGCCAAAGGAAAGATCGACGAGACGGAGCTGATGAAGAAGGTGGCCGAACGCACCGAAGGCCTGGTAGGCGACTACCAGAGCGCCATACCCGAGCTGCAGAACATCATGGACCTGGTCGGCGGCTACCTGAAGGATGCCGGGATCGACATCAGGCAGCCGGAGGGCTCCTCCCAGTCCGGCCGGGCCGGAACCGTCACCTCCATGACCGAGGAGACGGCCGGAAGGCTGGAGGGGATCGGCAACGCGGCCCTTGACCGTATCATCAACATTGACAACAACCTTACGAGGCATCTCGAGGGGATGGCGACATCCCTGGGCAAAATTGCGGGGAATTCGGAGTACCTCAGACACCTCGAGACGATAAACGAGAACATCGCGGAGCTCCGGCGCGGTGTGAAACTGAAAACATAGGACTATGGAAGTGGAGGAAGGACTGCTGAAGATAAACGGGACGGACATGGCGTCCCTGGGATGTTTCCTGTACGAGGAAAACGCGGGGGACCATACCAATTACGACTCGCTGATGAAGCCGCCGAAGATGAAGGAGTACACATCCGTCAGCTACCGGGAGCTTGACGGCGAGGAGCTGCCCGAAACCCTGCTTCCCCGCTACGAGGCGAGGGACATCACGCTGAAGATGGCGGTGGTTGCGGATACACGGGCCGGGTGGTTCAATAACTACAACGCCGTGCTTGCCTTGCTGAAGTCCGGATGGCTGACGCTGGATGTCCCGGAGATAGGCCGGGTGATGAAGGTCTATCTGAAGGAATATACCCGGTACAGCCAGTTCACGACAATCAGAAGTACCGGCCAGCAGATAGCCGGATTCACGGTCACGCTGCGCGAGCCGAAACCTTTTTCAAACAGTGATTAAAAACGATTTAAAAGCATCATAAATGGAACTTGCGATCTACAACAGGCAGGGAACCCTGAAAAGGAAGGTCAGTCCCGACTCATCATCCCGGTGGACCGAGGAAGTGGGAACAGAATTCGTGGTGACGGTGAACTTCACCACCTGGGAGTTCTTCGTCCTGTCGGTCGGCGACTATGTGGAGATATCGGGAAAGCGGTTCTCCATAAAGAAGGAATACCGCCCGAAAAAGACCGACACACAGAAATACACCTACAATATCAGCTTCTACGGCCGCGAGCACGACATGCAGGACCTGTTGTTCTGCCGTCTGAACCAGGAGGAGGACGACCTTGAGTCCGTCTTCGCCTATGACGGCACGCCGATGGAAATGCTGGAAAAGCTGGTGGCGAACATGAACCGCAACACCGACGGTGTGACGTGGCGTGCAGGCCAGGCCGTCACCGGCGACCGGAAGACCATCAACTTCAACGGCCTGTTCTGCTGGGATGCGGCAGGCGAGATAGCCGGTGCCTGGGAAACCGAGTGGTGGCTGGACGGGGAATACCTGAACATAGGGAAATGCGAACACGGCGAACGGGTCACGCTCGGCTATATGAAGGGATTGAAGACGGGACTGACCCAGAATGAGAATTCCAATTCGATCAAATGGTTCACACGGCTGATCCCCGTAGGCTCAACCAAAAATATTGACCCGTCAAAATACGGCTACACCCATCTGCAACTGCCGTCACGGGACAAGTATATCGACCTGAACACTCAATTGGGCCTGAAGGAGCATCGCGAGGAAGCGGCCTTTGAGGATATATTCCCGCACCGTCTGGGTACGGTGTCATCGGTAAGGTCCGAGGAGCAGACCACTACGGACGGGGAGGAATACACCGTCTATTATATCAAGGACAAGGATCTCCCCTTCAATCCGGATGAATACATGATCGGCGGCGAGGTGATACACATCACCTTCGAAAGCGGCGACCTCTCCGGAAGGGAGTTCGAGTGCAACTGGCATAACGGCACACAGGAGTTCGAGATCATCAACACCTACCCGGACGAGAACACCCAGATACCGGGAGGCAACATCATACCTCAGGCCGGTGATACGTATATCCTGACGAACATCCGCATGCCGGATGAGTATTACCCGATAGCGGAAGAACAGTACAAGCAGGCGGTTGACAGCTTCCTGACAGAATACAGCAAGGACATATCCATCTATTCCGGCGACACGGATTACATCCATGTGGATAAAAACAGTGTGCCGTTATCGCTCGGGCAAAGGGTGAGACTGGAGGACGCGCAGTATTTTGAGGCCGGGTATCTTGACACCCGCATCACAAGGATAGAGAGGAAGCTGGGCAATCTTTCCGAGGCTTCCATTGACTGCTCGTCGGCGGTCAGCACCTCATGGAAGTCATCCGTGGACTCGACGTTGAACAATCTGGAATACACGCTGGCGCAGGAGATGGCGCAGGCCAATGTCCGCCTGCTGAAGACCGGCGATATGGAGAGCCCGAGCGACTATACGGCTTTCTCCTCCCTGAGGGCTATAGGAACCTTCCTGAGAAAGAACATAGCGGATATCGCCAGCGAGATCATCACCTTTCTCAAAGGTCTGAGGGTCGGCAAGTTTGTCACAGGCCTTGTCGGAGGCAGCGGTGCGGCCATCTGGTTTGACAAGAACGGCAAGACAATAGTCGAAGCCGACAAGGCGATGTTCCGTGAGGAACTGATAGTACCGCAGATCACGTTCAACTGCATTGATGTGATAAGTGGTGACAAGGCGAATTCGTTCGCATACGGAAGAATAAAGACCGTTGACACGGAAAACCGAATAGCCACGCTTGATCTATTGGATGACCAGTGGGGCACGTTACATGTAAGTGATATCTGCCGCGGCATACTTCACAACATAGCCGGCAGCAACCATACGAAGGATGAATACGGTCCTAACGGATTCATGGAGTATTCCGGGTACGCCACCTCGTATTTTACTCCCACAAGAATCATCGAGAATGAGGCCGGAAACATGAAGTTTGAATACGCTCTTCAGGCGGGAACAAGCGTGCATCCTCTTCCGGGTATGAACTTCTTCGCATACGGCAACTTTACTGACAAGGACAGACAGGACATTACCTATGAGAACAGATCTTACTTGCGCAGATTGGTCAACGTGAACACATGGGTAATAGATCCGGATGTGAACATCGCTTATCAGAACGGAAACCTGAGTGGTCTTACAGTCAACGGGCAGGTGATGGACGGTTATTCTTCATTTCAAGACAAAGTATACATAAGGGGAACGATAGAACGACTCAAACCCAACGGTGAAGTGGCTATGGACTTAAGCTATGAGGGTGTATGGCAATCAGGCAGGCATTATGATTACTACGATAGTGTGACGTATAACGGCAGCACATGGGCGTGTCTGAACAAGAACGGTTCGTCCTCTGAGCCGGGTACGGACGCTGACTGGCAGGAGATCGCATCCAAAGGTAGCAAGGGTGACAAGGGTGACGGTTACACCCAGATGGGGCAGTTCAAGACCGGAATGGTCGTTCCCAAGATGGGTGTCGTTTCGATGGGCGGCGGCTCTTATGTAGCCAAGGCATCCACTACCAATCCTCCCTTGTGGTGTTGGACGGACAATGCCGGCAACCGGTTCACCTTCAACGATGGCGGATATGTGCTGACGGGTGAGGTGAATACTACTGAATATGACGTATTAGCTGAACCGGGAAGAGATGGTACGGACGGAATCAATGGCACCGACGGTGTTCCCGGTACTCCGGGAAAGGACGGGAAGACCTATTACACGTGGATACGCTATGCGGATGACGATCAGGGAAACGGAATCAGCAATGATCCCACAGGAAAAGCATACATCGGACTGGCATACAACAAGGAAACCGCTGTGGAGAGTGACAATCCGTCCGATTACAAATGGAGTGACATCAAGGGCGAACCGGGCGTTCCGGGTGCTGTCGGTGCCGACGGGAAAACCTATTATACATGGATAGCCTACTCGGACAACGCGGACGGAAGCGGAATGTACCAGCAGCCGAATAACAATACCAAATACATAGGCATCGCGGTAAACAAGGAAACCGCCACAGAGAGCAGCAATCCTGCCGACTATACGTGGTCGCAATTCAAAGGCAACAAGGGTGACAAGGGTGACGGTTACACCCAGATGGGCCAGTTCAAGACCGGAATGGTCGTTCCCAAGATGGGTGTCGTTTCGATGGGCGGCGGCTCTTATGTAGCCAAGGCATCCACTACCAATCCTCCCTTGTGGTGTTGGACGGACAATGCCGGCAACCGGTTCACCTTCGCCGATGGCGGTTATGTGCTGACGGGTGAGGTGAATACTACTGAATATGATGTATGGTCCGAGAAAGGTGATACCGGGGAAAAAGGTGATAAAGGCGACAAGGGTGATGATGGTGAAAAGGGAGACAAAGGAGATAAGGGAGATCAGGGCGTACAAGGAATACAGGGCTGTATCTTCCGTGAGTCGGAATGGTCCGCTTCAAGTGTGCAGTACCGTAATGACGAAGCCCTGACAAGCGGTACGAGGTATATTGATTTCGCATTGATAAGGAATGACGCAGCCATTGACGGATGGGATGTGTACAAATGTTTGAAGACGCATGTGTCCTCCGCTTCGAACAAACCGGGCAACACCACATACTGGGAAAAACTGAGCGGAGTGGGACCTATCTATACCAGCCTTATAATAGCTAAGAATGCCAGCATCAGCCTGTTCCAAGGGAATCAGGTCTTGATAAAGAAGAGCGACAACACTGTTACCGCAGGCATGTCCGGCTCCACATCCGGTCAGAAGATACGTATATGGGCAGGTTCCACAACTCCTGACTCCGCACCGTTCCGGGTGAATGAACTGGGTGAATTTGTTTCCACGAAGGCAGATGTGGCAGGTATAATCACCGCCACTCTCTTCTATTCGCCGGGAAGCGATATGGATAGTCTGGCTGATTCGGAAGGTAACATGACTGTGAATCCTTCCACTCAGGGATCTACATTCTTTTCCGCTGATGGTCTTGGCGGAACCATAACCCTCCCTCCCGCATCATCATGGAACGGATTGAAACTGGAGTTTGTAGTAGACATGACATCAAGGGTGGCTAAGAACCCGGACAAGTACAAGTCTACGAACTATTTCTGCGGACTGGCGGGAACATATAACAATAAAACAGAAATTCAGATGGCAAGGCCTTATGTTTTGGAGATGAAGGCCTTTAACAACCATTGGTATATAACACGTATGGATTTAATTGAGTAAAAGATATGATATTACAAGCAGGTTATGATTGTTATCTGACACAGGCCGAGGATATGCCTCTGTCGGAACGAAGATTTGAAAATCAGGTAGTAATAAACAGCCCTGAGGATGTGGCTGTGTGGAAAGAGATCACATCGAAGCAGAAGGAGCAGATGATTGCCGAAACGTCATTTATTGATGTGGCGGCTATAGACGTTGAAGCACTTGACCGTGTGGATACGCTGCTCAATGATATCTCAGCGAATATCAACAATGCCGGGCTTACTACAGAAGAAGCATTGTCGAAGAAAGACTATTTTCCGGCATGGGAGGATCTGATAGGTACGGAGGTTGATGTGTCGTTCCGGTTCCGTTATGATGGTACACTCTACGAGGTTGTACAGAAACATACACCGCAGGAGGACTGGAAGCCGGGAACGGGTACGGAATCCTTGTACAAGGTTGTGCAGATAGAACACTCCGGTACATTGGATGATCCTATACCTTGGGTACATAACATGGTACTGGAGGAAGGCAAGTATTACACCGATAAGGAAGTACTTTATCTCTGTATCCGTGACAGTGGAATAGGCATGGCATTCGATTTGGAAAATCTTGTTTCGGGTGGCTATGTTCAAGTGGTAGAAAATCAAGTAGTAATAAATAATTAAAAAAAATACGATTATGGCAGATAAAAAATTAAATGAAGTATCGCAGTTGACGGACTTTGATTATGCGTTGGTTGTAAAAGGAAATGACGTGGCAAAAGTTACAAAACAGCAATTAGCTACAATCCTGGGGGAACTGTTGCCAGTAGCTACGGCCGAAAATGATGGATTGATTAGTAAAAATTGGTTTATTTATAGAGGGGACATAAATATAGAATCATATAAGGATATCACCATATTAGATGGCCTAGAAAAATGTGGTTTTTATACCATTATACCAGAAATTGGAGCATGGGGGACTCTTTTAATCTTTTATAATGGTAATGGAGGAAGGGGTGGGTATGTACAAATATTATGTACCATTGATGATATTACCTCCAATTATCAGATTAGGATGAAAAGAGGAAACGACGATTATAATTGGACTTCTTGGAAAAAAATTGTGATAGAATAATGCCATTTTTTAGATCTGGGGGGACTTTTCACTAGTTTGAATCTGTACCCTTTCATGCCACAACGTAAATTGACCACAGACGAAGAGGTAAATAGTGCAACTGCAAGCGGAATGTATCATGTGACCGGAGATAATGGAATTAGTGTTGTTCTCAATTATTCCATAATGATAGTTTTTAACGATGGACAAGGATATGTAATTCAAATGGCATTCCGCTTGGGAGCTGATGTTGCTGGTTTCAGACGTTGTTTGAACGGAGAGTGGGGAGATTTTAGAACTTTTGTATTGGCTTCTTAGAAACATGGATTACCTTTGCACCGCACATGGCGTTGTGCATATCAGGATCGGGTGGAACCGGCTTGTACCGGACCACCCGTTTTTTATACCCAAGAATCCCCCCAGGTCGCTTCAATAAAAGAAAAAGTGTCAACTATTATAGAACGCTAATTTGTTCAAAATTGGATATATCCCCGCTATACACTTCTACAGTCCTTCCATTGAAAGGGATAATATAAAACTTAAAGCCACCATCGCCACCACTTGCATAAACATTTCCATCACTATCTTTTTTGAAAGAAATAGTATTACCAGATGTAGCATAAATCTTATAAATTCGATCTACTTCCATAACATATAAAGAAGTTGTGTTGGCCCTGTCTGAATGCCCACCGACAATGCCATAAAATGGATACTCCAATTTATACATATTATCAGATGAGTATCGAAAAGAAGGGATTCTTGATACTCCTCCTGCTGGCATTAATCCTTTCTTCTCATTACTTGCAGTAGGCAAGAGTTCCCCCAGCTCGGTATCATGGACTTTATTCTGTTAAGATTTTAGTCCAATTTTGCCAATCGTTATACCATTGTATACGTTTAAATACATTATTGTGTCGGAAAAAAAACTGAAGTTTACAACTACTCGATCCGTCCATAAATCCCAATGTCAATAGACCTCCCGGTGAAGAATCTGTAGGTAAATTGGTAGAACCAATATATGCAAAAACAAATTCATTCATTGGGGTTTCATTAGCATCCACTACCTTCATTCCTTTATCCTTAATGCATGAGGCAATCCCTATCAGTTCCCCCAGCTCTCGTTTCGAATAGATTTTATGTCAATTATTACTGTGAATTATTATCTTAGGATCTTCCCAAGTTGAAACGTCTGGATAATTCCTTTTTCTAAATATTAATGTTCCGTCTATTGCTATTCCGAGGATGAAAACAACATCTTCTAATTGTTTTATAACCAATCCTTGAACGACATTACCATAGAATCCTTCTCCAGCAAAAGCATTGAAATCGGAAACGAAAGGTTGAATTGTTTTTATAGGCATTTCATTTACAAAATCCGTAAATTCACTCCATGAAGAAAACGATTTTGTTCCCTTCGGATTTCCCAAGAGTTCCCCCAGAAGCAATTTTTTATGTATTGTTTTGTAATAAAGATAGAAATACTTAACTTTAAAATAAAAACTGCCATGTTAGAAAAAATTAGATATCGTTTGGTCTATAATCGACAAAAGAAACTTAATAAACAAGGAACTGCCTTAGTGCAGGTTGAAGCATATTTAAACCAACGTAAAGCCTATTTTAAAACAAATGTATATTTAAAACCGGAGCATTGGAGCAAACAAGGAGCACAAGTCGTAAACCATCCTCAAAGTAACGAACTCAATGCGATGTTATATGGTTACATATTAGATTTGCAGGCAATAGAACTGAATTGCTGGAAAAATGGTATTGATGCCACACTTTCAAAATTAAAAGAGTTTGTTAAAAAAGATGTATCACCTTCCATCTCGTTCTTGAAATTTGCGCAACATACCATAGAGAATTCAGATCGAAAAGCGCGTACAAAAGATAACATGCTGGTAACAGTGGCGACATTAAAGGAATTTCGTGGCATAATTGATTTTAAAGATCTTAATTATACTTTTCTTAAGGATTTTGATGTGTTTTTACGAAACAAAGGATTACAAGTCAACACGATAGGAAAGCACATGAGAGTACTTCGCACCCTTATCAATGAAGCAATAAACCAAGGGTATATTCCACAAGATGCCTATCCATTCCGCAAGTTTAAAATTAAGAAAGAACAGATAGAGCATCGTTTTCTACTGCCTAACGAATTTGAAAAGATGGAATCCTTGAAACTACCTGAAAAGAAGAATAACAGCCAACATGTTCTTGATGCTTTCCTGTTCTGTTGTTATACGGGACTCAGATTTTCCGATTTTAAACAGTTGAGCAATCGTAATTTAATCATTATAGACGGGAATAGTTGGTTGATATTGAACAGCCTTAAAACTGGGTCAAAACTTCAAATACCTTTGTATCTATTATTTCGCGGAAAGGCTCTAAGCATTATAAGCCATTATAACAGCATAGAAGAGTTATCTAAGATAGGATGTAATTCAGATACAAACAGAATATTACAAAAACTGGTTCAAATGGCTGGGATTAATAAAAAGATCACTTATCATACAGCCCGGCATACTTGTGCTACTCTGTTGGTACATCAAGGTGTTCCAATTACGACAGTACAACGAATTTTGGGACATACTTCTGTTAGAACGACTCAGATATATTCAGAAGTTTTTGCTGAAACGTTGATTAAAGACTTGACATTGGCTAATGAGAAGAGCAGCCTGAAGAACATGGAAATTGTAAAACGAAATCGAAAGAAAGCAAATAACAACACGGGAAAAGTTCCATTAGCGATAGAATAACATAAAGTTTATCTGTTTTATACTCGTACTTATGACCTTAGAAATTAACAAATATCATTTGTAAAAAAAGCGGTTTCAGTTACCTGATCCCGCCTTTATCCTGATATACACATCGCCATGTGTGGTGCAAAAATAATAAATGTTTATTAAAACTACATTTAAATCGGATTTAAAATCACATTTTGATTTGTGTTAATAAGTGTGATTCTGGAACAAAATGTTTTGTAAAAGCGGAACATTTTGTTTTGCGGCTTATATAATTTCTACAGGATAAGCTGAGTCAATGGAAGAAATCGGACACGGCACGTTCTT